TCCTGGCACCTGGCACCTGGCACCTGGCAGCACCTAGCACCTGGCAGCACCTGGCAGTCCTGGCACCTAGCGCACGGCAGCACCTGGCGCACCTGGCGCACGGCAGCACCTGGCGCACCTGGCGCACGGCAGCACCTAGCACCTGGCAGCACCTGGCAGTCCTGGCGTGTTGGCTTGACAGTCTCTGGAATGGCATGGTTGAATACATGCATGCGGCAAGGAGCCGCTACGAAAGGGGATCGAAATGTTCAAGGCACCGCAGACTGGCGACCGGGTCCATGGCGTGACCATCACTTACCGCGACGGGATGGCCTTCTCGTTCGAGATGCACGCCACCCTGGGGGACGGCAAGGTCAGCAATCTTGTCTACCGTTCCACCCCGGCGCAGATCGCGACGGTGGTCTGCCATACCGACGGACCTTACGACTTGTTCACACTGTGCGGATTCCCGCAGCACCTGTAGTCACTACCCACCACCAGCCCGGTCCCGAAGGGGACCGGGCTGGTTTCGTTTCGGCACCTGGCACCTGGCACCTGGCACCTGGCACCTGGCGCGAGAGCATGGGATGAATCGGAGATATTGCACCAAGCCAGGACAAATCGGACATATCGACATGGGCCTGAAAGGCGATTACAGCCACGCTAAGGCATTCGACCCTCTATTGCACCCTCTAGTCTATGTCATCACTGACAACGCGCCAGCGTCCCTAGAATCGACCTATGAGGGGAATAGGCCCCCTGGCACCTGGCACCTGGCACCTGGCAGTCCTGGCGCCCCCCCACCCCCTGGCACCTGGCACCTGGCACCTGGCACCTGGCACCTGGCACCTGGCACCTGGCAGTCCTGGCCGTCCTGGCAGCACCTGGCACCCCCTGGCACCTGGCGATTACAGGCCGATAGAGGCTCTAGGACAGCCTAGGAACGCTGGCAGGTACTCACCTACAGGGTCAAGGATGAAAGTGGCTCAGAGAGGCTGAAATCGCCGTGGACAAATCGGACATCTGGGAACAAATCGGACATATTGCCCCCGTACCGACAGCCCACTCACCCGCCAAATCCAAAAAAAGTTAACCTTCATACTTTTACTCCACCCGTACAAGCTATCCCCCCTCCCTCTTCGAAAAACAACCCCACCCCCTCTTTTTCTTATGACTCAAAACCCGGTACCCGATTCAGCAAAAAAATCTTTCACTGTACGGACTTTCAAAATAATGTAAACTATAAGAGTGAAAACCATTCCCATGCTCCCAGAGGATGAGATCAGGTTTCTCCAGGCACTTCCTACGCCTCAGATGCACGCACGCCTCGCATACCTGCACGAGAACGGATGGTCACTGGCATCCCTCGCACGTTCCATGAACCCGCCGAGAGCCAAGACGACAGTCCACTACTGGGTCAGGAACTCTTCGAACTCCTTCGAACAGCGAAGAGCACTCCCAGAGGCCCCTGCAAAATCGATAATGTGCGTTATACCGTCACTTAAGCCGGTTAAAGTACGTTCTATTGCACCTAAAGTGCCCCCGGATCTCCGCGACCAGCTCCGAGAGCTTGCAGATGCGTCAAAAAAGTATCGTGCGAGGACTCCACCGAACGCTCCAAGCGCCGTGGCGAACAGAACTCTGACGAATATAGCTTTTGAGCTATATTCAACGGGAGTTCCGGTCGCAGATATCGCTTCCGCAGCTGGAATCACATACCGCGCCATGTCCAGACGGATAAAAAACTACGGTGCGGAGCAGTCATGAGCGAAAAACGCCGAATCTTCCGCACAAGTTCAGGAAGTTATGAGGAAGGCGAGCTCGCAGTGCTCGTCTGGCCGAATTCCGGGAGGTCTTCTCGTCCTAACGCAAGAATTCTCGCCACGATTACCGACCAAAAGAGCCCGAATCCGGTTGCTTTTCCTATAAAGATGCTCAGGGCAGCTCCAGAGCTATCTACCTGCCCAGTTGCAAGCCTGGAAAGCGTTTCTGACGACATCTCAAGCGCATCGCAAAGTGCTCCGGTAATCATTCCCCTTCCAATAGCCCGCCAGCATCTTGGCTGGACTGAGTTTTACATCCCAACCGAGTACCAGGAGCGAAAGAAATGATAAAAAAGGTAGACGTATTTCCGGCAATAGTCCTGGTCTCCCCACCGGGGTCCTTTGAGGACTTCGTAAACCTCCTCTTCTCTGAGGAGAAGCCTCCTGGGACCAGGAGAGTTGATCGCTGCCGGGTCTCCATCATCGGAGGCAAGATTTTTGTCGTAATTGACACTCCCGAGGGATTTCAAGTCATTTTCCGAGAGATGGTGACCGACTACGCGAGTCTTGACCTACAGCACAACGTCCTTACGGAGACCGGAAAGATCGTCGCGTTCCGAAAAGACAGCAACTGCGGCTGCGGATCTAGGCTAAGAAGCTGGTCCCCGTTCGGGGACTACCTGTCTTCCGTGGAGGATCCTGATGCGTGATCTGGTCATTTCGTCACTTGCGACGTATCGCTTAACAAGACTTATCACAACTGACGAAATTACGTCTCCGATCCGCGACCGTGTCTGGAAGACGCATCCTCCAGACAAGTCCCGAATAGGATATGCGCTAACATGCAACTGGTGTACCAGTGTCTATGCAGCATCAGCATTGCAAATATCGCGTATGATTGCACCGAGAACCACTAACGCAGTTGAGACTATTCTTGCATTGTCTGCAGTTGCTGGTCTCGTGGCCGCACACATGGACGACTGAACATATCCATGAGTACCGCAATGACGTGACAGGAGTATCAAGTGGGAGTATTTAGCAAGGAAAGCACAACAACTCCTTCAACATCCCTCTTTATGTCCTCTAACGTGCAACCAGCGCGTCCTGCGCCCTTCTCAACTCCTCGTACGCTCACTGCCGCAGCCGCTCAGGTCAAGATCAATGACAAGGGCGAGTTCGATCAGTTCCGTATGCGTCGCGCCGCAGCCTCCTCCGCGTGGCAGGCTGAGGCATGGGAGTACTACGACGCTATTGGTGAGATCAAGTACGCCTTCAATCTTGTTGCATCCGTTGTCAGCCGCATCCGCATGTACGCGGCTATCGTTGAGGACCCCTCCGAGTCCCCATCTCCGGTGGCAAAGTCCGAGAAGGTAGACCCACGGCTCGCCGCAGCGGCAGAGCGTGCCCTTGACCGCCTTGACTCCGCATACGGAGGTCAGGCTGGGCTTCTTCGTGATGCGGCCCTGAACATCTCCGTTTCCGGTGAGTGCTACCTCGTTCAGATGCCAGCTCGCCCAGGCAGCGGCATCCCCGAGTCCTGGGACATCCGATCCACCGACGAGCTGATCACGGACGCTCGCGGAAACTTCGTCATCATTGGCAGAAGAGAGCAGGCACCTGGAGGAACATCAGCCGGGTCCTCAATCACGAACAACCTGCAGCTCGGCAAGAAGGCATTCGTTGGCCGCATCTGGCGCTCACATCCGCGTTTCTCAGACGAGGCTGATTCGAGTTTGCGTGGACTTCTTGATCTGTGCGCGGAACTTCTCCTCCTCAATCGCACCTTCCGCGCCACAGCCCGCAGCCGCCTCAACGCTGGTGCGCTCTACCTCCCTGACGGCCTTTCAGTTGCCGCTCAGGGGGATGGAGACTTTCCGCTTGACTCCGACGTAGACCTTGATCCATCAGCGTTCACTGTCGAAGAGGCAGAGGACGAGTTCGAAGAGCAGCTGATCGACGCCATGACAACTCCGATCCGTGACGAGGAGTCCGCCAGTGCCGTCGTTCCTCTCATTATTCGCGGTCCAGCGGAACTTGGCGACGCCATCAAGCAGTTCAAGTTCGAGCGCTCGTTCGACCCGGCGCTTGCCCAGCGTGCTGACCGCGTGCTGGAGCGGATTCTCCAGGGTCTTGACGTTCCTAAGGACATTGTTACCGGGCTAGCTAACGTCAAGTACTCAAATGCGCTGCAGATTGACGAGAGCCTGTACAAGGCACACATCGAACCGCTCATGCTCCTGCTTGTTGACAGCCTCACGGTTGTTTACCTGCGCCCGTACCTGATTGCCAACGGCTTTGAGCCTGACGAGGTACACAAGCTCGTCGTCTGGTTCGACCCGTCACAGGTCTCCACTCGCAACGACCGCGCCGCTGATGCGAACGAGGGCTTCGACCGCATGGCGATCTCCTACAACGCATGGCGTCGGGCGCACGGCTTCTCGGATGCCGACGCTCCAGAGGGCAAGGAGATTGCCCTCCGGATGATGATGGAGCGCGGCCAAGTTCTCCCCGAGACGACAGAGGCAATGCTCGGAGCAATTGCCCCAGAACTTATGAACATGGTTCGTGATGCTCAGCAGGCATCCTCCGTTGCCCCGATTCCACCAGAGGTCCAGCAAGCCCTGAACAACTCAGCTCCAGCTCCAGCTCCAGCTCCTGAAGCAGGAGGAGAGGCTCCTGCAGAAGAGGCTGCCCCCGTACCGACACCTCCCCCAGGGCTCTTTGAGCCAGGTCAGTAGCAAGAAAGTAGAAGATCATGAACGTAATGAAGCCAGAGCTTGTCAACGCTCTTGCGACCTTGCTCAGCGACACGATTATGTTCAGGTATCTCGCACAGGGAGCCCACTGGAACATCATTGGTCAGGACTTCCACCAGTATCACGAGTTCTTCGGTGAGATCTACGCAGATGCTGACGGCGCTTCCGACACTCTTGCAGAGGATATTCGCAAGCTTGGATCCCCAGCTCCGGTGATGCTCTCCGACTTCATCAGGCTTTCCAATATTCCAGAGATGTTTGTTGGAAGCTCAATTCAGGAGTCTGTTAAGGCGTGCTACGAGGCAAACGAGATCATCATCTCCGATATCTCGGAGGCTTTCAAGTGCGCCAGCTCCTGCAATGAGCAGGGAATAGCCAACGATCTTGCCGACAGAGACTCTATGCACAAGAAGTGGCGCTGGATGCTCTCCTCCTCACTGGACGCGAAGTACGGAGTCTGAGATGTCAAGTCAGCCGTCAAAGAGCTGGGTAAAGGTGGCAGAGAGTTACATGCCGCCTTCCCCCATCGTTGCTGGCGGCGAGGGCGCTAAGACTCCAGCTCCAAAGAAGGATCAGATCAAGGGATCTGACACGAACAAGCCTGGATCCTCGAAAGACAAGAAGTCTGCGGCATCCATCAAGTTCTCAGACAGAGTAGAGACGGCGCTCAAGAACAAGGTTGAGGAGCACAATAAGAACGCAAAGAGTGGAAGACGCGCCTCGCTGTCAATGCTCAAGGCCGTTTACCGTCGCGGCGCTGGCGCGTACTCCACGAGCCACCGTCCAGGAAAGACCCGCGACCAGTGGGCTATGGCCCGCGTCAATGCGTTCCTTAAGCTTCTGAAGTCCGGAAAGCCGACAAACAGCGCTTACATCACTGATAATGACCTGCTTCCAGCCGGTCATCCGAAGTCTTCTAAGAAGTCAAACTCAGCGATCACCGCAAGCGCACTCGTTCCCGAGGAGCAGGATCTCGCTGACGCGATCCTTGCTGTTGTTGAGAAGCACGGAAAGTTCAACGAGGACGGTACGGGAGTCTGGGCGGGATATACCCCAGCCGCAGAGAACAAGGATGCATCTATCGGAGTTGTCTGCAAGAACTGCGTCTTCTACTCGGAGGATTCTCAGGGCAACGATCTCTGCCAGATCATTGCCCTGCCCATAGAGGATCTAGGAAAGTGCAGGCTTGCGATCATTCCTGACAATCTCATCAGGCCCGATGGAGCGAGGGAAGAGATTGAAGAAGAGCTGGCAGCCGTTGAATTCCAAGACGAGCTCGCAGTCAATGCCCCAGAAACCAACACGTATTCAAGTACCAAGGACGCGATCCTCGCTCTCACCGAATACTCGGGACTCGGATACGAGGCAGAATTTGCCATCAAGGCAGCGTGGATCAGGGGCATCGATTCAGGAGATAATCCCTACGCAAGGGCAAGAGAGCTAGCGACATCTACATATGACAGCAGTGACGCGGACCTTCTCCCAGTGCGACAGGAACTGCATCAGTCATGATCAAGAATCTCACGAAGAAGCAGCTTGACAAGATCACCTCCAGCACGCTTGCCCTCTTGGCAAGCGGCAACGAGGAGGCAGAGCCGTGTCGCAGAGTTGCTCCGTACACTGCCGTAAAGGTAGTGAAGAGATCGCTGGCAAAGACGAACAGCCTTCCGTTCTCCATTCGGGAGTACCTGGCCGTTCGCGATGTTTCCGACTTCATCCTGATGTCACAGAAGAACAAGACGAACCTCAACAAGCGGCGCAACACTGACCTCCTGCCTGTTGGGCATCCTGCATCCACCAAGCCGCACTCGCTCACCGCCAGCGCACTTCGTCAGGCAAGAGCAGAGTGGATCTCTTCTGACCGTAGGATTATCAATCCCGAAGCACGAGCACTTGTTGCTGCAGCTCTATCCGCAGAGCCGTTCTCTCCCGAAGAGACATACTTCATGGCGCGTGTAGCAGCTCTTCCAGCTGGTGAGGTTCCGCTAGCCACACTTCTTGCTTCTTACGGAGGTCTAAACTCCCGCGCTGCACGATCTGCTCGCGCAAAGGCTCAGCTACGCGACCGAAAGGGTCGATTCGCATGGATGGGTGGTGGACTTGGCACTCTTGTTCGTAGAAGAGACGGACGGGTCTACAACAGGACTGGAAAGACTGTTGCCCAGAGCGTTGGAGGAGACTTAGAGTCCTCATTTTTCGATGTTGAATTTCCAGATGGAAAGATTTTTAGAATTCCAGCAAGTACCGGTGAGTCTTCTAAGGCTGCAATATTTATTAGCGACAATGTTGACTCGGAAGGGTATACCAAGTCACCCGCTGATGTGCGGGGAAGCGATCCTATTATCAACGAAGAGGATCTTGTTGAGGTTGAAGCACCAAACGGATTCCGCAGAGATGAGTCTTACACAGGCCCAGGGCTCAAGTACACCGACGATGCCTACGATGTCTTGAAGCTTGACCCAAATAATGACGATGAGTTCGATCTCATTCCAGATGAGTTCACTCGTCGTCGTCCAGACGGATCATCTCCTCTTGACTTAGACAAACCAGTATTCATCGTCAATCGGGACACAGGAAAGCGCGGAGGTATAGATCTTGGTGTAAGCAATTCATGGTCTGACACTCAAGATTTTATTCGTGTTGATGAGATCATCCGCGACGAGGAAGAAGGACGCACTCCAGACCCAATTGCCCTCCTCAATGAGGATCAGCTTGATTACCTGTACGAAAACGTAGGTGATCGAGATCCATACGAGTTCCTTGCGGAAACCATGAAAAAGGCAGGAGCCAAGGAAGGAACAGAATCAGGAAAGCAATTTGACTTCAAGAACGAGCCTTCGTTTGACTTTGAAGATCCGCTAAGTAATGACTTTGTAAATGATGAATCTACATACAAGTCAAGATATTCTGATGGATTCGACGACCCTGAGACGCTTGCAGAGTCCTTTGATGAGGAGACACTCAAGGATGCACTTGCTGCTGCGGTCAGTAAGAACGAAGATGGAACCGATCCAACTGGAACTGCTCCGCTCCTCACTGACGGCGAGTACCGCCAGCTCCCAGCTCAGGCAATTTACGATGCTCTGAAGGCAAAGAACGTTGACGCTAAAGCGTTTCTTGCTGATGTTTATGACAATCAGCCATTCTCACTAACTGAGAACTCAAAACGTCTTGCTGATAGAAGAGCTGGAAAAAGCTCTCCAACTCCTCCAACTACTCCCACTGCCCCAACTACCCCCACTACTCCTCCAGGAGGAACTGGAGACGATTGGGACTTTGTTGATGACGTAACTGGTGACGACGTAGACAGAGAAGACTCTGACACTGATGAAGACGGCGAAAAAGGTGGTCAAACTCCTCCCACTACTCCTACTACTCCCACTACTCCTCCAGGAGGAACTGGAGACGATTGGGACTTTGTTGATGACGTAACTGGTGAAGATGTAGACAAGCCGCTTCTTCCAGCACTCTTTGATGGTCTTACCGATGAGGAAAAAGCATCAATAATAAACGGAGGAGACTACAAGCAGTATCTTCCTAAGAATGATCAGATTGATGCTCCCGAGGGCTATCAGCAGATTTCTCCGGAACCTTTTGACAATATTGACAATATTCCGGAGCATAATCCGATAAATCTTGCCAACGATTTTGATCTGAATGACCTAAATGAAGCTCTCGCAGCTGGTCTTCGACCAGGAGCGGAAACTCCTGGCTATGGAGTCGTAGGTCGTATAGATGAAGATGGAGAAGAGTTTTTTGCTACTGCCCCACTTGAGGCAATTCGCGATGCAATTCGCATGCAGGGAGAGGATCCCAGCGCTCTTATCAGAGAAGTCTATGACGAGGTAAATCCAAAGGAAGAACTCTCTAACAGCGACTACAAGAAGATTGCAGAGTACGTCAAGAGAACGGACCCAGAAGGATTCAAGCGTGCGGTAAAGGAATATGGAACTAAGAGTCTCATCAAGCTTGGTAAGAAGTTCCGTGAAGCAGATCCAGAGGGAACTCAAGCTGCTTTAGAGGAGACAGAAGACAAGGAAGGCACAGAAGGCAAGGAAGGCAAGGAAGGCAAGGAAGGCACAGAAGGCACAGAAGGCACAGAAGGCACAGAGTCTTCCATAGAGAGAACTCAAAACGAAGACGGGACTGTCTCCGATCTGGTAAAAGGCTTTGACGGAAAGTTCTACACCGTAGGAACTAGACCTACGGATGACGGGCAATACGAACTATTTGTCGCAGATTCTGACGGAAGAGAGTATTCCCTTGTTGAAGGGGATCTAGACTCTCTTGACTTTCTGAATGAAACTGCCTCTAGCGTTTCAAATGACATTGTAGAAGGCAATGACAATGGTCAGACATATATTGCAACTCTTGATGAGGTCTCCTCTACCGACACCAACACTGACACTGACACTGACACTGACACCGGAACTGACACTGACAACAGGATTACTGTAACCAGCAACGAAGAAGATGGAACAAATTCCTATGACGTAAAGGGATTTGACGGAAAAGACTACAAGGTAAGTGAAAGAAAGTCAGATGACGGTACTTATGAATTAGTTTTGTCAGATTCTGAAGGCAGAGAAGTTTCTCTTATCTCTGGACTTGAGGAAGACGAACTTCCTATCCTGAACTTCCAAGCTGAGCAGACTGCTCGCGATATTGCCGATGGAACTGATGTCGGCCAAGGTCTTATTGACTCATTGAACAGTCAAGAGCCTGGTACAACTGAAGGAGAGGGTGACAAAGAAGACGAGTCTCCTACTCCTACTCCACCTCCACCTACCCCTACCCCTACCCCTACCCCTACCCCTACCCCTACCCCTACACCTAC